TTATGCTCCGCTGTGTTCTTATAATGCTCGGATAAGGTTTTCTTCACATCAGCCTGCTTGTCTGCCGGAATCTCAATCCCAAATGATTTCAACGTTTCGATAAGTTTCTGCATAATTATCCTCCTGGTCGTGTTTATTGACCTGCCGCCGCAGGTATGGATTTAGGCAGATAGACCACTGCCGGGGTAATGCACCCATGCGGAATCGAACCGCCCATGCAGCGCCATTACTGACGGATGCACCCTCTTGAAAGGAGGGTTAGGGTATATCGAAAATTAGATAATGTCAAAATAAAAACGCCAGCAAACACGATTTCTCGTATCTACTGGCACCCATAGCCGTTATGTATAGCCCATTCTATACACCGTCAATATATCTTTTTTTCTTTTCTACCTCATAAACAATCATTTTGCCGTTTTTATCCTGTCGGACTTCGGCATTATTTCCGCGTCTGATAATCTCACGTAAGACTTTTTCGATGCCTTTTTCTTTCTCCATTATCATACCTCAAATATGGAATCAATTTGTACCATTCTTTTGTGGTTTCCGACAGGGGATAGCCAATCTCCCTGCCAGCACCAAAATCACAAGCCATTGACCGCATACGCTTGATATAGTCGGCGGCTAACCGACAGAACGCCGGGGCAAGGATTTGAACCTTGATTGAGTATTGGCCTAATACTCCACTATCCAGTGTGCGTCTCACCATTTCCGCCACCCCGATAAAAATGCGCGCCTTATAAACTACCCTGGACCGCTCGGCAGTCAACTTAATTTACTTCCAGCGCATTATCCGCAACTGCCGGATTACTGCAATCACCGGCTAGTCTCATCTGCTGCGGATAAAGTTTTTCGGAAACTTTATAGCATTGCAGGACTTCAAGTTTCCTTTGGGTAGATTGTCCATTGTCTGTCTGCGAGAACCGTGCAGGGTAAATCAATCACTGACATTCGTCTACCTGTGCAACCACGTACCGGCTTTGATGATTGATAATACATGCAGGGGAGGAACACTGCCATGTTTTCGTGACTACTACATGTTTTTATCACCCTTGGTTTTCCGGTCCTAAGGGGACAAGTGCAACAAGTAGTTTCTGTTTTCCGTTGCCGACATTGGTATCCGCACAACTGTTGCCCTTGCAATATTATCATACCATAGCTTTCAAAATATTTTGTACCATTTTAAACGGAATTTTAATGACTCTTTTGAGGAATGACAGGATAGACGGAGTTGTTGTAAGGTTTAAGGCAAGACTTGCCAGTGAATTTATAAGGATGCGGAATTTTATCCGTGAAAAACAGTCAAAGCTATGGAATGACACGCGAATCGCCAGCAAGGAAAACCGCCTAAAAGAAACAGATGTAATAAAATTGCTTGCTGAATACGCCAAGGAGCAGGGGAGTGAACATTCCGACAAGCTATACATAGTATACACCAAATTGGCAAATACCATTATCGGCGGCAAGCGTGATGATATGACCGCTTCGGAACTGAATACCCTTACTCTGGTAGAAAGCATCATAAAGCAGACCATAGAGATTGATATGTCAATGGGTATGCATTATAAAGATATTTATAAGGACTGCAAGGCGAGGATAGAACAATTTGGAGAAATTACATATTTGAGTGCATAACAGGGTGGAAGAATTTCTTTCCACTCTTTTTGATTCCTATTGACTTATGTCTACAAATTGTGTGAAAAAATGTAAGATTTCCTTTAAATTTTTGATTTAAGAATATTGACAATCTGTTTATCATATGATATTATCAAGGTGTCAACAGTAAGTCTTGCGTAAGTGCCACTGTCTTGGTAAGGGTTATGTGTTAGCCCCGCCCGTAAGCGATTGACACCGATATTCAGCAGGCTTAACAGCCTGCTTTTTTTGAGAGGACAGGCATGGAGTATTTATATATTGACGAATCTGGTACAATGACAGTTTCACACCACAAAACGCACCCTTATTTTATAATTCGATCGTTAAATTTGATTTTTTTACAGCATCCTTTTATACTATATACACCAGACCACTATCTGGAATATAGTAAGAAAGGAGAAATGTGCATGACCAATATTGCTGAAAAAGCATTAAAGCAGTTGTATGATGAATATGTCAGAACTGGGATTAACGATTGGCAAAGCATTGATTCTGCTGCCGGAAAACAGCTTGTATCGCTAGGTCTTGCAAGAGATAACGTGCAAGGGGATTTCATGCTTACCGATGAAGGTATTGAACAAGCGTCAAGCTAAACAAGAATTGCGGCGCTTTTTTAGCGCCGCTTTTCTTATGCTGCCCCAAATTTAATCCTCTTCATAAGGCGTTCCCTTAACAATCTCCTCCGCAGCAGTTTGCTTTCCGTGAATATCATAATTTGCTAAATACGAAACAGTCGTATCAATATCCAGTTTTACCTTCCACCATTCCCCGTCATTCGGTGATGTGTGGCAAAGTAAGGAAAACTGCTTTGCATCCTTGCCGAAATCTTTACCGTTTACGCGGAAGATTTTATTCTTTACGTCAATCTCAATCGTTTCCAGTTCCACATCTGGTATAAATCGCTCTCTTTTTGTTGGCATTTTTTTCTCCTTTCCAAAACCGCTCGTCTTTTTCTTTATTTTATCACAGAATTTGGGGCAAAACATATGTTTTGTGCATTTTTTAATTTTCTAAAATTTGTACCATATTTTCAGATTCAGGCATTTACATTGTTGTATATCACATAAAAAATTACAAGACTTCCTTTAATTTTTTCGGAGTATGTGGTAAAATGTGGAAAAATGTAAAATGAGGAGGGTTTAAGAAAACATGGAATTTGCTGAATCATTGAAACAATTTTCAGAACGGGTGCAAAGGCTCAAAGATACTATCAAGACAGAAGAAGCAACAAAAATGTCGCTTGTTGTTCCAATATTCCAAATTTTGGGATACGATATATTTAACCCTATGGAATTTTGTCCTGAATATACGGCGGATGTCGGAATAAAAAAAGGGGAAAAAGTTGATTATGCAATATTGGAAGAGGGGAATCCGATTATCTTAATTGAATGCAAAAGCTGCTCTGAACAGCTAGATAAGCATTCTTCCCAACTTTTTAGGTATTTTGGAACAAGTACAGCTAAATTCGGAATACTTACAAATGGAATGATATATAGGTTTTACACAGATTTGGAAGAAGCTAATAAAATGGATATGGTCCCATTTTTAGAAATTGATATAACGAACATAAAAGAACCGATGATCAATGAGCTAAAGAAGTTCTGTAAAGAATCGTTCGATAAAGAACAAATATTCAGCACTGCCGAAGAACTGAAATATACTTCATTAGTCAAAAACGAACTTTCGCAGGAATACGAAAAACCATCTGAGGAATTTGTGAGATTCATACTAAATAGGGTTTATGACGGCCAGAAGAATCAAAAGGTTATAGAGAAATTGACCCCCGTTATAAAGAAGGCTTTTTCTTCTTTTATAAACGAAATTGTTAATAGCAAAATCTCGTCAGCACTAACTAAAGATTCTCAAAACGAAGTACCAGAAGAAACCACAGAGACTACGAAAAATTTTAGTGGGAAAAACCCAAGAATAGTAACAACACAGGAAGAACTTGAGTCTTTTTACATCGTAAGGGCTATGCTGTCTGATGTTGTTGAAGCGTCAGATATTGCTCATCGGGATACTGAAAGCTATTTTGGGATTCTTTATAAGGATAATAACCGAAAACCTATTTGCAGGTTAAATCTTGATGGGAGGGTTAAAAAGTTATACATACCGGATGAAAATAAGAATTTTTCAAAGATTGAAATAGAAAATGTGGTCGATGTATACAAATACAAGGAGGAACTGGTTGAAGTAGTAAAAAGATATATGCAAAAATAAAATGAGTAAAAGTACCATTAAAAAGGCATGGGAGCGGTCCGCCGCCTTTTTCAAAACACAAAGAAGGAGAATAATAGATGGAATGGATACTTATTATTCTTGGCTTGGGGGCAATTCTTACATTGCTTCCGTACATAGGAATATTCGCGGTTTTAGTCATACTGTTCTACGCCGCAATAAAATTGAAACCAATAGAGCGTTTTCGCAAATATTTATTCACAAGATTTGAATTAAAATATTATGAGAGCGAAGAATTTTGGAATACAAGGCGCAGAGTGGATAAATACATAAAAGAGCGCAACGAATTAAATCAGCACATTTCAGAGCTAAAAAAAATTCAGCTAGGGGCAAAACGTTCAGACTTTGGAAGAGCAAATTATTATGACGCAAGTGAATATGATTACTCAAGACCAGAGCACAAAAAGTATTTGCAAGGAAAAAACGTTCATAATTGTTCAAGGTCTGTGTGTGATAACGCGAGAATGCAACCATTTAAATATGTTTGCAAGTATTTTGACATAAAACCAACCGAAGATGTGTTAGGCGAATTTGAAAATCTTTTAAATAATTTTGAGGCTGCCAAGGAAGGAATAAAGCTATCAATTCAAGAGAAATACCGCATATTAAGGAGCATAGATAGTGATATTCCTGAAAAGATTAGGCGGTACGGATACGATAGATTTCAGGAGCAACTCGGATTTAGAGACGTTGGGCTTGAGGATATTGAGTTTCCGCAATATATCTTTCAGTACGTTAGCCCAGGCGGAAATGCTTCTATGAGATGTGACGTCGTTATGGATATTGAAAATTTAAATAAATTCATAAACTATTTGTCGGAAAAAATAAAATTCCAAAAGAGCGCAGCTGGTCAACGTGCATTAATGACAAGTGCGCTCAGAAAGAAAATACTGCAAAGGGATGGCTACATCTGTAAAAAGTGCGGTAACTCGACACAAAACGAGCCTAATTTACTTTTAGAAGTTGATCACATTATTCCAATATCTAAGGGCGGTTTGACAACAGAAGATAATTTGCAGACGTTGTGCTGGAAATGCAACAGAGCAAAAGGTGCAAAAGTAGAATAGATTTAGAGGGGAGAAATACATGATATGAAATACCAAAAAGCTAACGCT